CAACACCGACTACTTTGCCATCTATGTCACGCACTACGCGCTTTGGTGCTGACATCATCTGCATAGCTGTACCTATTCTATCCATAGTCTGACCATGTATGTTTGCCATGTTGTCTTGCACATCAGCCATTCTTTGTATTGCATTGCTTACATTATCGCCTTGACCAAGCACAATAGCAGCTTCATTGTTAGCGGCCTCTTCTGCCTCACGCACCTTGTCTACCTGTGCCTTTGCGCCTATCTCCGCAACCATGATGCGAGTAGATGACTCCAGCTCTGCCTTCCAGCGATTGAACTGATCTACAGACTGTAGCTCCTGCATCTTCATCTGTTGGCGCATCTGCTCTAAGTTAGCATCGGCTTGAATCTTCATCTGCTCGATCTGCATATCTGCCTGTACTCGTGCTTGTTGAGCCTGTACGTCCATCTGAGCCTTCATCTGTGCAGCCTGTGCATCTGATTGCACTCTCATCTGGTCAGACTGTTGCTGTGCTTGCATCTTGATTTGCTCAGGGTCAGGCTGCGGCTGTTTAGGCTGCTGTGATGCTGCCTTCATCTGCTCTAGGGCCATATCTAACGTACCCTCAATAGGTTCTGCTTGCTTAAACGCTCCTATACCGAACTTCATCACCTCTACCAGCATTGGTATCATCTCAGGTGACTCACGGCCTACAGGTAAGGCTTGACCTAAGAAGCCGCCAAACGCTGTTAAGAACTCTACACGGTTACGCTTGTTCTGATCTTCATCCAACTGCACCAGACTGTCAGCCTCTACGTCAATTCTAAAGTTAGCTAGTGGCGAGTCTTTAAGAAGCTCTATAGCTTGTGGTATCAATTGCTGATCTGCCTCAGACATCTGCTGTGCAGAAGCGTACTGCAATAGAGTCTGTGGCTGGAACTTGGTACACATGATCTGCGCCTTGAGCTTAATCAGGCTAGACGCAAACAATGCTACCTCTTCCTGCATTGCTCTTAATCTTAGCCCTGCATACTGGCCCTTGATCTGTTGTGCAGTTGCAGTCTCGCTTGCACTGGTCTGACCACGAATAATGTCAGATATGCCAGTAATCTCGTAAATCTGGCTCTTTATGTCCTCTCTTGCCCGGTAGCAGTTGATGAGCGTAGCAGCTATGACATCTAGCGGTAGGATGTCGATACTACCCTTCAGCCCACCCTTTTCACTGAATGCCATCCACTTATCGACAGGTATCAGAGTATTATTGTCTCCCTCTGTCAGTAGACGTTGTAGCGTTGGCTGGCTTGCGTCATATACTCCTCGTACCCTCAAAGCCTTGACCAGACCGTCAATTCTGTCGCTCAAAATGTCCAGCTCAGTAGCTTGATCCTGATACAGCACAAAATCAGGTACAGGCACTAGAGAATCAGAGGTTAAAGTAGCGTACAGAGGCTTGCCACAAGGGAAGAAGCCTTCGACATCGATAGGGTCATCACGCTCGTCTATGATGTAGTTGCTGTTCTTGCTAAACCAGTAGACCTTGCCGCTTTCCTTATCCCATAGCTCACATATCTTTGCTCTAGTATGCTCTTTGCTAGACTGACCATAGGAAGTTAGTGTCTGTGGGCCGCTGTCCAGAGGTATCTTCTTTGCAGACTCCTCGCCAAAACGCTCTATAAGCGCCTCGCGCGTCATGTAAGCCCAGCGCCATACTACCGTAACCTCTTCCCATGTCCTCGCTACTGAGTGACCAAAGTCCTTCCAGTGAACGTAGTCTGTAGGAGCGCATTCGTACTCGATCTCTTCATAAGTTTCTGGGGCGTCACCTTTCGTTACATCCTTTTCATCAGCGTCCTCAGTAACCTGTAGCCCATCTTCTGGCATATCACGCTCAATTAGATGTGGCTCGTAACGTACCCATGCGACACCGCGACCACCAAGAAAGCGATCCTGCACCGCATTCTTCATAGTTGCCCGGAAGTCTGGATAATGCTCAATCTCGTAGTCAATAGCTCTCTGAATGATCTGTGAGGCAACACGACCTACTTGGTCATTGTCTCCAAAGCGGCGCGATACGTCAGCCATAGGCAGCTTAGAGTAGACCGCTGGGACTAAGGTCTGTACGTTTGACCAGAGAATATTAAACTTTGCAGTCTCGTTAGAGTTCTGGCTGCGGTTGTCATCTCTGTAGCGTTTAACGATCTTTGCAGAACGAGCCTCCCACTTCTTGTACTCGTTGTCGTATGCGCCGATTACGTTCAGATATTTCTCAATTGGAGTTTCGGTCATTTTCTGTCCTGTTGTCTAAGTGCTTCAGCTATTGCTTGAGGGTCTAACATTGAGCCAGCGGGAATGGCTGGCATAACAGAGAACATATCTTTGCCAAACTTTTTAAGTAGATTTTTACGCTCTGCTTCATTAGCATAAGTGTATACATCCTTAATCCCAGCACTATCAATGATCTGCCTTGCTTTGTTAGGTAAGTCACTAGGAACTAATGCCCCCTTAAACTCGCCAATACCTACCGATCTTTGCGGTTTTACTTCAAAGTAATTAGTTGGCATCTGCTTCAAGCCACCAATATAAGAAGATAATTCAGCTTTTAGTTCAGTAGGTATATTTTTATAGATTCTGTCTAGTGCATTAATATTGCCTGTTTCAGCTACCTCCAACATAGCATCGTCAGGGGAATAGTTTTTATCTAGGCTACGCAGCTTTTGTGATATGGAGCTATACATTTCATCTGACGGTTGTTTTATATTTGCAAATTCATCATTTGATATAAGCCTATCTCTGCCTTTAGTAATCTCATCAAACTTCTTGAACTTAGGTGTAGCTACTGCCCTTAGATTGCCTACACCATAATTCCAACCTTCAGTATTAGGGCCACCCTTCATATCTTTCACTATGTTTTCTAAATTAGCTTCAACATATCTTCTGTTTCCAGAAGGTGTATATCCCTTAAATATCTCATCTTTAACCTTTACACCACTTTCAGGCAAAGATTGCATAAACGTATCAACCCATGAGTCATACTCATTTTGATTAGCTTGACGTAGTTTGTATATCTGCTCATTAAACTGCCCTTTGTCTGCATAATCTTCAGGGTTTGGCAAAATACCCTTTTCTTGCAAGAACTTTGCTTGCAATAATTTGTTGTTTGGAGCATCGCCAAAATTACCTATTAGCTTTTCTAACTCGCTCTCACCTCTTACTGGTAACTGTCTAGGCAAATCTCCAAACATATTTGTAAGGTTTGCACTAGACTTATTATCCATCCCGCGCTGTATTTCTGGTCTGCGTTTTGTGTATGCGTCTGACTTGTACACCGGATTTACTTTAGAAGGCACTGCCATTTCCCTACCACCAACAAAGGTAATATCACCAAATCCTTCTAATGGACTAGATAATTTACTTATTCCCAATGATGGCACTGGCATACCACCTAATCTGTCAGCGCCATACAGTTTTTCAGCGGTTAAATTGTGAGTTACAAGCATTTCATCACCAGATTTAACGCCCGGCACATACTCTGACATTTGTGATGGGAAAGATTTGCCCTCTGGCACTACGCCCATTCTTGTATCAGGCATAAACTTTGCAAATCCAGTTTTGTTCTGTACCTGTTCAGCAGCTTTCATTGCAGCAGCTATACCGCCTTTTTTTAAGGGATTCGTTAACATAGCGCCTAACGCAACAGTATCAACCACTTCTGGTCTTAGCGTTGTAGTCTGCCCTCTGCCTGTAGTTATGCGCCCACCGTAGCTTAGATCGTCTAGCAGTCTGTTGACGTTCCTTAGCGGCAGCAGATCACCACCACGCATACCGCCAAATAATGGATCACGTTCTGGTACTACATATCTGTCGGCTTGATCTGATAAATAGCCAGCAGCGTCAGCAACAGCGCCAAGAAACCTATTACGAGGCTGTTTAGTTACTGAGTCTTGCCTAGCTAAGGCTTTGGCTAGTTCTTTAGCGGAGGGCATTTTTTCTAGCCATCATTCTAGCTCTAGCTTGTTCTGCGAAGGTGTCCAGTGACGGGTCTACTGCTGGTGCGCCAATTAATCTAGCTTTAGCCTGTTCACCGTATGCGTCCATTGCTTGGTATGCAGGGTTAGTTGCAGATAGAGCAGCAGACTGCTGTGGCGTAATCTCAACGCCATTGACCGTCTCACTCAACAAAGTACGCTTTGGCGTATAGGTCTGTAGTCCAGCAGCTAGTTCTTTAGGACTAGGCATTATGCTGAGAATATGCCTACAGCCATAACCTCAACACCTGCTCCTGTCGTTACTTTCCATGCACCAGTAGTAGATGCAACGTTGATCTCGATATTGTAGACATTGATACCTGTGCCGCATGATGCAGGTAGCACTGTATGGGTCAATATGCCTACGCCTGTTCCGTCTACTAGCACTACATTGCCTGTAGCCGCTGTCGTAACTGTACAGATGATTCTATGCAGATAATCACCTGCTGCACCTGTGCCGCCTAAGACTTGTGCTGATTGACTTGCTGCAACGTGTTCGTACTGGTATCTAAAGGGATTTACTATGCCGCTCATATTCTGCCTCTCTTTGGTTGATTTGCTTGCGCCCACACATCGTTAAGTGTTGCTGTGTTTTGCTCTCCTACCAGCAGCGGGCGAGCCGTATCAGGTTGTCTGACTCGCGGCTCTGACCGCCATGCTATTGATAACATTCGGAAAGCATCTGCCGGATGACTACACCAGTCATGTCGTGGCGTCTGCCGGAAAGCCTTCTTGTCCTCATCATACTCTCTCTGATATTGACGTAAAGCCTCTATGCCTTCACTGCACTTATCTGCATCAAACCAGCACTGCGGCAGCATCTTTCTGACAGCCTGTATACCGTCTTGTACTGACAGGTCTGGCACGATAGCTAGGCTATTGATGCCAAAGTGTACCGCCAATTGCTCAATTACTGACTTACCAGCAGCCGCCAGAGTCTTAGCTCGTGCATCATGCGGCAAGTGGTGCTTACCGAAATTATACGGCTTTGCTAAGATATTTTCAGCTATTTCGTCAATATTTGCACCAGAAATTGCATAAAAGTCTACGATATGTACTTCATCTCTGATGACCTGATAGAACCAAACTGCCGTGTCATCTCTATATCCTAAGTCCCAAGCAGTATGCACAGGCACGTTATTGTCATAGGCTACTCTAGTGACGCGCCCTTGCTCTGTAGCCTCACGCATCTCTGTACCGTAGTACGCTCCTAGTATTGCCGCCTCGAATGAGCATTCATACTCTTGCATATACTGGTCAGGTGACAGTTGAGCTTTAGCAGCCGATAGCTCCCCATCTGGGAGTAGCTTAGATACTGATGCTGGCAGGTTAAGGCAAAACCACTCACTAGGTATTCTTAGGGCGGTACTGTAAATAGTCCAAAAGGCATTCTTACCCTTTGGTGTAGACGCAAAGACGCACCAGCCTTGCTTGTCTGATAGAGCAGGTCTTAGGATGTTGCCAAACACACTAGGCTTAAAATCTGCGTATTCGTCCAGAAAAAGGCCATCAAATCCCAAACCTCTCATGGCATCAGCATTATCGGCCCCAAATAGCCGTATTCGTGCGCCATTGACTAGGTCAACGTACAAATCAGACTCATTGACTGATGCGAGTATAGGTCTAGCGTAGTGCTTTAGGTATTCCCATGCCACTGACTTAGCCTGACTGCGGTATGGAGCTATGTAGGCAAATAACGGCATAGGACTAGCACAGAGGGCCGCTGCTCGTATCAAGTCATTGATAGCTGCTACGGTCTTACCTGCGCGTCTGTGAGCTACTAGACAGGCCCAGCGCTCTGTCCTCTCATGAAACGGCATGAACGCCAGCCGGGGCTGGTAGTCCATTTCTATTTCGGTGCTTTCCATTTTATTGTGATTTCTACTGGCCCATCGTTCTTGCCTGTGAGTTCTGTGCGGCTCAATTTTGGTACATGGTACTCAATCATGTCTGTATAGCAACGGAACGCCATCAGTGGCCCATTCTCTGCTGCAATCGCATCCAGCCATTGCTGTACTCTATGTGCATTACCGTCTACAAAACGAGCTATAGCCTCCCTAGCATTGCTTGTGGCCTTGTTAGCTGCCCCTTTAGGTCTGCCCGGCCCTGCTCCTACTATTTTGTGTTTTTTTAATGCCATCATATATCTCGCTTTTCGTTGAGTCTAATAGCTGGTAGCTTGGCTGCATCTATTACATCTTCCATATACTTTAGAGCGTCTAATCTTGTCATACCTTGAATGATTGCCGGGAAGCTACTTATTGGCATTCCACTAGGATCACAGATAATCTCGTGGATTTGGTAGCCGTTATGTGTCTTGACCATGCGTATCATATTATTTCCGTTAATTAATTTCGTTGGCGAATGGTATTCTTATAAATAACTTTGTATCCAATAGGACGCAAGGCTCTACATCCTGCCAATCATTCCTATCTGTTCTGCCCTTTACCTCTACACTATTTGGTACAAACTCTGTAAATTTTGCATACCATATTGCGTCCAATGTACAGACTACTAAAATAAATGGTAACTTGCTACAGTCATATAGTTGCTTGGCTGATGACCATTTGCCAATACTAAGCAGATAGCCACCCATATTACTAATTGCCTCCATCGTGTAGTTTCTTGTCTTGATCTCACAAAAACCTACGGCCCTTCCCTTCCTTTTCATTACATAATCTAAATGGTATCTAACAGGCATTTTTGCCATCTCACAAAACCATGTTTTTTCAAGAAAAGAAGCAATATCCCTTTCTCTGTTTAAATCCTGTTGCGTTTCGTATGTTTGCCTCATCCTATGCGTATCATGCTAGGAATTTTAGCTTGTAGATGGTGCTGTCAATTAACTGTGCTATCTCATCTATTATATTCTGTAGCTCTGAGTCTTGCGGTAGCTTCTTTCTTTCATCTTCTACATACTTACTTAGACTTGTCAGATACTTTAGTGGTGGTGTAGGTAGTAAGTAATACTTCTCATAATCATCTATGATTCCGTAGCAGCCTTGATACGCCTCTACGAATGAATCTACTAGATCTTCTAGTTCCTCATAGTACATACCTAGCGCAACGTGTTCGCTATAGCTTTTGGTCTGGAAGTGCAGTATGTGAGCGTTAGTAATGCTGTGTAGTAGTGTTAGTACGAATTGTTGTGGTGAATGACTCATTTATCTCTCCTATTTGATTTTGTAACGATCTCGACATGGAGCGCATACTCCCTCTACTAAACGTCCTGACCACTCGCCACACAAGTCGCAGTCACCCGGCGATCCTTTAACTAATGGCTTGCTGGCCCGTTTAATTAGGATTGCTAGTCTCTTCTCTGCTTGCTCGTTTGCGTAATCAGCCTCGTCCATCTACCATCCTCTGTCTATAACAGAACTCCTTACACTTGCAGACTCCCTCTTCTGTTGCCTCGTTCTCACCCCACTTTCTAAACTGGATGACTAGCCTCTTTCTTACTTCTCTGCAATTATTCTTTAATATTAGTCTTTGTCGGCAACTGCGGCAATTGAATTGGTATAAGCCAGAGCCGGGGTTCTTCTCTGCTATCTGGCACTCAGGACACAATAGGTTGTCTCTTTGTGTAGTAGGTGTACAGCCAGACTTCTTTACGGCCCAGTATTTGATTAGACTTTATAGGCACACGAGTGACATATCTCTGCTTGAGCAAGTAGCATAAGGCCATTGAGATTTCACAGGTCTTTAAGTCACATCTAGCGTCTATCTCAGCCAGTGTGATCTCGCCCACATAGTCCTTTAGTAACGCCCGAATTGTCGATACTGCTCGTGCCATACTTCCTCCTGATATATATCATAATTATACCAGAGTATTATACTTATTTACATACATTCCATTGACCGCTGGGTCTGTGTGCTGCATACAAATCCTTACGTTCAGCCTTTCCAGCAATTGCTTTTTTATCATCTCTTAGAGACTTCTGTATTAGATTAATGTCCTTTCTGCGAGACTCTGCATCAGCCGGGTTATCCTGTCTGTTTATCTTATCGCCGTTTATCATTAACCAGAACTGCGCGTCCTGTGGACTATCCCATAGCTTTGCTGACAGCTTAGGTATGTATCGAGCTACGAATACTCTAGCTGACAGGCTGGTGTCCCACATATACGGAAATCGGCGTAACTCAGAGAATGGAGACTGCTGCTCTGTAAAGTCCTTTTTGTACATATCTATCAGACTTTGCATACGAACATCTTTGCCCCATCCTTTAATTAATAAGGCATCCCAAGCTAACTGACGATAATCGTCCGAAAAATACATATTAGACCTCCTATGGCAGCTACAAACGCCACTTTAATCCACAGTACGAGCCTTCTGTCATCTTCAGCCCATGAGCCGGATGAGTAGCCCTGTCCCATGCCTCGTGGTGCGTTTAGGTAGGGCAGGTAGCCATCGTGTGACTTATTGCGCTCCGCGCCCTCTCTGATCGTTCTAGGACTGGTATCGTAATTTGAGTTCATGTGTTCTTCTCCTTTAGCTTGGCTTCAATGGCTTTGGCATAGTCGATGTCAATGTTTGGATTACCACCAAGACTACACTTCAAACCCAACTCTTTACCTATTGCAAAAATCTCATCATCCGTCAGCCCTACCCATTCGTAAGAGCATAGATCAGTCATTAAAAGTCACCTCTGTTTAGCGGTTCTGCCTGTCCGTGACGTGGATCGTCTAGCACCTCGTCCAAGCCCTGATTCTGTTCTTGCTCTCTGTTGTGATACTTAGCTTCCTCATACTGCCTGACCATTGCAAAGTATGAGTCTAATAGGTTAGCTTTAGTTTCGTTATCTGCTCGTGAGAAACTTATTACTAATCGTGCTGCCGCTAACTGGAAGTCTGTAATCATTTTATGCTCCACATTGTGAAAGGTACGATGTAAAGGCTATAGCCATTACAACAATAATTATTATGAACCACGGTGTCGGCTCGAATGGTGGTCGCTTTTGGCGCGGGAAGAACTCGTCATATTTACTCATGCTTGTATGCTCGATAAAAGGTTAGTAACTGCTTCTGTTTTTGTATGCCCAAAGCCTACTCGACCATCAAAGGTTTCGGCGATCCAGTCACATATACCTAACTCTATCTGGGTATCTAGCGAAAGGTCGGTGGTAAATGTGTTTGGTATTTCGTATACGTCAAAATTACTCATTTGTATCTCCTGTAGTCAGACTCAAAATGAACCTGATGTAGAGATATTATAGAGAAGTATTAGAGTTGTCAACTATATTTACAGACAAAAAAAGGGCCACGATTTCTCGCAGCCCCAAAGCGCAACTACCAATCACGCAAATTAATTGTACGCTAAAATGGAAGATCGTCCGGCATATCATCGAAAGCGGATTTATAAGGGTCTGTAGGAGCTTTTGTAGCAGCCATATTCCTAGAGTCATGCTTAACCGTAGTATCAGACTCCTTGCCCTTGCCTAGAAACTGCACAGTATCTGCTGCAATCTTGGTGCTGTACTTAGTTACGCCAGACTTGTCCTCATACTTTTCTGTTTTCATTTTGCCCTGCACAAATACTTGACTGCCTTTCGTAAGGTACTGCCCACAGATTTCAGCCAGCTTACCGAAAGCACTGACGTTGACCCACTCCGTGCCTTCTTTACTTTTTGTTTTCCAGCCGCAGCCTATGCTGAAGTTAGCTATAGAATCACCTGCCGGGGTAACTCGTAGCTCTACATCCTTGCCAAGCCGACCTATGAAACTACATTGATTTAAATCAGACATTATTTTTTCTCCAGTTGTTTAATTGCGTCATCTACTTCACCTAAAAACTTCAGTACTTCTGTTTCCATCTTGGCTATTAGATCGTTATCTCGCCGTAACCGTGAGACAAATAGCTGTAAATGCTCAGGCACTCGTGGGTCGTAGCTTACAAAGTCGCACCATTCAGCACCCGTTACCCACATCTGACACTGCATCTGATTTACATATACCGCAGGTGGCTTGTTATCAAGCCTATATCCTAGATGCGTCTGGGTGTTAGGACACTTGATCTCGATTAACGCATTAACACCACTGATAATGCCATCAGGAGACGCTCCAAGCCACTTTATCGTAGGATGAAAGCAGAACTCTGCCTCGTCTACAAAATAGCCTGTATCGGCCTCGTAGCGGATTCTGGCAAGAGGTTCATGGTCAGTACCCCACTGCATAGCAGCATTATTGAAACTGTCAGCTACTTGACCAGAAACACGTTCTGCAATGATCTGCATCCTGTACTTCTGTCGGGTAACAGCTTCTCCTGCCTTACCCTTTGCTAATACATCGCTCATCCGGCTGGCGGTAACTGAGCCAAGACGGCTTTTAAACCAAGCTTCTGACCCTTGAATATCCATTTAATTTTCCTCGTTTAAGTCTCATGT